TTTTGCAAAAAGTTATTGTTTCATTTTTGACAAAGTCTAAGTCAGGTGATTCTATATTTTTTGTAACCTCACGTAATTCATCTACTATTGAATCTCTCAAAAGATCAGATGATACTTCGTTTAGTCTAATTTTTAATGTTTGTAGTGAAGGAGTCAGTTTGTATTCATAGTAATAATCTTTAATAGCTTTTACAAGCCATTGCTTTGCTTCAGTATCTAGCAATTCTGGTTGTAACATATCATATATTGTTACTGCAAATTGCTGATCTTCTAGAAGACTTGTAATTATCTTAGTCTGAAATACTGATCCGTATTTTGTTAGTGCATCATTTATTGGCGGCATTTTGTAATATTAATTCTAATTTGTTAAAACTGTCTTGTAACCAGACGTCAGGATTTCTGATTGCATGATCAATTGTGTCTTCTAAAAACATTTTATGAATTTTATATTTTACAAGTCGCCCTGTTCCATTGTTTACTTGGTTTATTATTTGTAACTTTGCATTTCCGGCAATGTCAACATCTTTAAGTTGCATTAAAGTGTAGTTTCTTTCAAGTAATTCTTTGTGTTCATCTAATTTTGTAACATTTAAAAATTCATCTATATTAACTATTTCTGTATCTGTCAAAAGTGGATATTTTTTTCTTATTGTTTTTAATCCTAGTCCTTTTACTCCAGGGATATTATCTGACTTATCCCCATCTATAATTCTATAGTAAACAAAATTCTCTGCTAATATCTCAAATTCTTCTTCTAGTCTTTTTCTGTCATATAAAACTTTTTTAGTGGGTGACCATACTGAAATTCTATCATTTACAATCTGATAAAAATCTTTATCTGTAGACATGACTGTAATTTTAGAAGTTCTTAAAACTTGATTTGCAATATAAGCTATTGTGTCGTCTGCTTCTATATTTTCAACTGTAATAAACGTAACGGGCAAGACATCAAGATATTCAATTAGCCGTGAGAATTGCATTCTCATATTTTCAGCTTCATTTACATCATTAACGCCTTCAATTCTATTTGGTCTTTTAAGTGGTTTTCTACCTGCCTTATAATCAGGATAGATTTTCTTTCTACGAGCAGATCCACCTTTACCATCAAATGCAATAATAACCCTGGTAGGTGATAACGTCCTGATTGCTAGAGCTATTGTCTGCAAGAATCCGACGATACCACCTATGTGTTGTCCATTTGCATTAGTTGCGGGTGAGACAGCCCACGTCCTGATAAAATTGTTTAAACCGTCAATTACCAGGACGTGATCATTAATGTCTCGTTCCTTGTTGGCTTCATTGCCTATCTGCTTCAGTATTTCACTATACCGCTTGTTAAGCAAGATCGCCGTCCACTACTTCATCTGTAAATTCAACATCATCAATTCCTCGCTTATCTTCATACTGGAGAATGCTTTCATCACATATCTTTTCGTAAAGATAATCTTTGAGTCCTTCATTTTCTGCAAGTTTGTCTGCAAAGTCTTTTGATAAGAATTTAATTGGCTTTCCTTTGTAGTCAATAGTATACCAAGCACCTGCTGTTTGTGCAATCTTAAGATTCTTTAATTGCGCAAGCCAGCCACCTTCATCGTCTATACCTCTGTCAAAATACATCTCATAGTCTGATGTTCTTAATGGAGGGCCGATACGGTTTTTAACGATTTTAGCACGGCACTTATGTCCAATTACGTTACCTTCTTTATCTTTTATCATACCCATATTTGATAGTCTAATACGTGTTGATGCATGAAAAGGTAGAGCCAATCCGCCACTTGTTGTATAAGGATCACCAAACATGACTCCCATCTTTTGACGTAACTGGTTAGTAAATACTAGTGTTATTTTGTGACGACCAATCATCTGCGTAATCTTACGCATAGCCTTAGAAATAATGATAGCTTTTGAAGTAGCCCATCCGTCTTTGTCATAATCAGACGACATCTCGACCTTAGTAGAAGCTGCTGCAAGACTATCAACAAGTATAGTTACATGTTTGTCTTTGTTGCTTTCTCTTACTTTAGTCACGATGTCTTCAATTCCTTGAAATATATCTTCAACAGTTTCCATGTGAAGATACAGGATATTCTGAGTATCAGCTCCTATTGCATCTAAAAACTCTTTACTTACAGAAGTTTCTGTATCAATATAGATGCCAATACCACCTTTTTTCTGTGTCTCAGCAAGAATATGTGCGCCAAGCAGCGATTTACCGGAAGCTTGTAAACCGTTAATTTCGGTTATTCTTCCCACTGCTATTCCACCATTCGGTCTGTTTGATATTGCCAAGTCAAGCAAGGATGATCCTGTAGATATAAAGTCATTAATATCTGTTGGTGTGTCATCGGATCCGTCCAAGAAGAAGGCAACTTTTTGCCCTTTGATCTTGGAGTTTAGACTATCTGCTAGCTCGCTAGCAAGGACATCTCGTCTCTCGCTCATTGCGTTCTCCTAAGTTTATGAATTAAATAGATCGTCAAATGCTGAAGAAACGTCTTCAGTCGCTGTAGCTGCTTTAGCTCCAACTGCTGGATCATTAACCTCACTATCATCAACATCACCTTCTTGGCTTAACCAGCCTTCTAGTGCTTTTTGAAGATCATCATACTCTAATTCAGAATAGATGTCAGTGATTGGCTTCTGTGTTTCTTTAACAGTCTTCATAACGTCGGCATTCTCTGTGAGAGGCGTCTGATTAGGTTTAACCCTAATAGTCGTCATCGGGAAAGCACGTCCTGTTTCTTCGCTGGTTTTAAACTCAACGACAATATCACGACCATTTACTGGATCGGTGATGTCACCATAGTCTGGATCTGCGATAACAGAAAGTAATTCCTGATACACCATTTTACCAAAGCCCCAGAATTTTACGCCTTCGTTCTCTTCACCTCTTACGATGACAGGAGCGTAAGTACGCATCTTAGCTTCGATTTTCTTACCAAGCTTATAGTCTTCTTTATTACCAGAAGTCTTTAGCTTAGTAGCAAACTCCTCAATTGGGTCAGGACGTCCAAATGAAATTGGAGATAAGTAATTCTTATCGCCCATGTCATAATGGAAATACAGCTCAATGAAAGGATTGTCCTTATTAAACTTATAAGGCACAACTCTAATCTGTGTCTTACCTGGTGAAGGTTTCCATAGATTTGAGGTTCTGTTATTGGTTGATTGTAGTTGTGATAACCTGGATTTTATTACGGATAAGTCCATGTGTCATTACTCCTTAGTTAAGTGTTCATTATTCAATTAATACGCTTATATTTATTGCGAAACATTTTTTAAAATTAAATTTTTTATAACATTTTTAAAAAAATAAAGGCCACAGCTGTTTTTAAGCTTTTAATATAGTGGAAACTAAAAATCGTTCGGGCCTTTATTTTAATAAGCATTTTTAATAAGCAATAATATATATACTGTTAAAGACCCAAAAATCAGTTTTTATATATATTTTTTAAATTATGTATCCTGTCATTTGTCCTTCATCAGCTTCTTTTGCATTTGCTGCTGGATTTCCCCAGCCTCCCATTCCGCCGCCTGATGCTTTTATCTTGCCGTCTTTTAAAGATACTTGCATGTCTTTTCTAGCAACATGATCAACAACTCCTATCCAGTCAGGTTCGTTTTGATAGATACTTATACCCTGAAGTTTAATAACATCATCAAAAGGGTCACCATACATCCATCCTTTTCCTTTAGAGACATGTTTTTTCATCATGTCTTCTAGCTGCTTCATCTTGCCCTCGTCACCAGAAACGCCGCCTAATTGTTTAATTGCTTTTGAAAACTCATTTGCTGTTTTCTTTACTCTTGAATCGATACCTTTTCTGCTCCATACTTTTTCCATTCTATTTTTCTTTATCCAAGCAGGATCTACATCATCAGCACCAGTTGAAAACGGATATTTTTTTGCAAGTGCTTCTTGCTCTGGAGTTGCTTCTTCTTTTAATACTTGTTTCTTAAAATAGCTCTCCTGAATCTTTTTAAAAGATCCTTTTTTCGGTTTCCAGTCAAATTTTTTCATTAGTTAGCTCCAGTTAATTTTATATAAATATTAAACGTTTATTATTTTATATAGTTTTGTTCTTATCACATTTAGTCCTGCATCATTTGTAAGCAGCAATGAATTTCTATAGCTTTCCCAGTTTAATGAGTAAGACTTGTCCAATACACCATTATTCTCTTTTCTTATTGCTTCATTTAAAGCATTTATCGTATATAGTGTATTTGTCTCTTTCTTTCTGTGAATTGCCATTGTCTTATTGTTCTGTATAAAATCCTCTG